AAGTGGAGCAACGCCATTGACGTACGCCGGGGCCTGGTGGAGCGGCGGACGATCAGGGTCTACGGGCTCAACGGAACCCTGGCCGTGCTCCCCGACGGCGGCTGCAACGTGGTGACGATCCGGCTGGAGGACAGATGAGCAAGAAGGGCTGGACCATACGCAAGGACCAGGGCCTGTACGTCGTGGCCTGGGACGGTCTGGTGTGGGGCATGGAACCCCAACCCCTCGCCTGGTGCCAGGAGTACGTCGAGCGCCTGAAGGAACGCTACCCCGAGGGCGGAGCCTGGCTCGTCGACGTGCGGGCCGCCCGGGTCCGTGGTGGACCCTGGAGGTACACGTACCCCGACGGCGAGACCGAGGTGATCCACGTAGAACGGCTGTCGGACGCGAAGAGCGTACTACGCCACCGCCTGCGCCGGAAGACTCTTCCGGGCGGGCTCACATGGACCATAGAGGAGGACGCATGAAGGCTGTCGACGGGAGCGAGAGCGGGTGGGTCCTGCTCGTCACCGTGCTCATAGCGGTGGTGCCGGTGTCCCTTCTGGTGGGCGTGATCACCGGCTTCGTGATTCACATTCTGTTCGGAGGATAGTCATGACGAAACTCAGCGACGTACCACTCAAGCGACCGAACCCCGGCCCGCCGATCGAGGCGAGGACCGTGGTGGAGCGCACCGTCGAGGCCCCGGGCGTGACGCTCCAGCTCCGCACGACGGGGCACGGGCTGTTCCTGGCGTTGCGGGTCAAGTACGACCACGGCGGCCCGCCCGTCCACCTCACCGGAGGTCAGCTCCGGGCGCTGTACCGGCTGCTGAACGCCGGGGCGCAGGAGAAGACAGAATGAGGCTACTCATAGCGATCGGAAAGTCAGTGGGGTTGATCCTGGGCCTGGGCGGGGCCATCCTCGCCGTGATCCTGGTGGCCGGGGGTCTGGTGTGGTTGGCCGAGACCTTCGGCGCCAACCTCTTCTTCGCCGGCGTCCTGGCGGTTGCACTCGTCGGGCTGGTGGCCAGCTTCTACTATGAGGACAGACCATGAACGCAGCAGTCGACACCCTGGAGAAGCGCCTGGAGACCGTGAGCGAGCGAGCGAGGCGGGCCAAGGGCGACATGGAACGGGCGGAAGCCACCTTCGGCGTGGCGCGGGACTACTACCGCAAGCTGGAGCAGGAGGAGATGGATCTGAGCGCGGCGCTCGAAGAGCTGTCGGCGCTCCAACAGGAAGGACTGATCCGTGGATAACCCTGACGGCACGTACACCGACGACCGGCTGCTGACCGTGTTCTATCAGCTCCTGGGGGTAGCGCCCCAGCTCGCGGCGGCACTCTACGAGCCGTCCCTGAATGAGGGCGTCCGTTCGTGGCTGAACGACGTGTGGTACGGCGCCCCGAAGGCGCAGCGGAGGTGGCTGGGCGCCCTCTTCCGCTACTATGGTCTCAGCACGGGTGAGGCCATGAGCTACGTCGAGGTGGGCGCCGAGCTGGGCGTGACCGGGCAGACAGCCCGGCAGCTCGTCGCGCGGGGGCTCCGGTATCTGTGGTTCGTCACGAAGACGGCCACCAACGACGACCCCGAGAACATGGAGCGGCTTCTCCAGCTCGCCCTGGCGGCCAACGAGTGGGCGACGACCGACCCGTCTGACACCGTGAGCCTGGAGTGGTTTCTTCAGAGAATCACGGAGGACGGCACCGTACTCCAGCGGGTGGTGACACCGAAGACCCCGACCACCGCTGCCCCGAGTCTCGGCCACCGGCTGAAGGACCCGGTGAACCTGTGGGACCCCGAGCACGCAGCCGTCGCCTTCCCCAACCTCAACGAGGAGCGGAGGATCCCCGTGGTGTAAGGCTTTCTCAACCTGGTGAGACTGCTACTGTACTCCCCGGGTGTAGTGCCAGGACCATTGACTGCCCACCAGCGCCCCCTGGAGCCCATCGGCCGGGGGGCGCACCTCATTCTACGCAGGGAGACCCCGTGAAAATTCTAGGAATCGACATCGAGACGGCGCCCAACAAGGCGTTCGTGTGGGGCCTCTGGAAGCAGACTGTGAGCCTGTCGCAGCTGATCCAGTCGGGCCGAGTCATGTGCTTCGCGTACCGCTGGTTCAATCTGAGCTACGACGAGAGCCCGGTCGAGTTCGTCTCCGAGGTCGGAGGCAAGCGAGCCCATGAGCGCATGGTGAAGAGTGCCCACGCCCTCCTGACCGAGGCGGACGCCGTGGTCCACTACAACGGAACGTCGTTCGACGTGCCGACCCTCAACAAAGAGTTCGTGAAGTTGGGCCTGGGGCCACCGGCTCCGTTCGCCCATATCGATCTACTGTTGACCGCCCGCCAGAAGTTCCGCTTCACCTCCAACAAGCTGGCCCACCTCCTGACCCAGCTGGGTATCGAGGAGAAGGTGGACCACTCCGGCTTCCGTCTCTGGATTGGCTGCATGGACGGAGACCCGGACGCCTGGGCCGAGATGGAGACGTACAACCGGCGCGACGTGTCCAGCATGGAGGGCCTGTACCGGCTGCTCCTGCCGTGGATCTCGAACCACCCGAACCACGCGCTCTATCAGCCGGACACCGACTCCCGGAAGATGTGCCCCAACTGCGGGGGGATCGATCTCCAGCGGCGTGGGAAGCAGCGAACGAAGGTCATGGTGTACCAACGGTTCCAGTGCCAGGACTGCATGAGCTGGAGCCGGAGCCGGCTGACCGACCTGACCGCCTTCCAGCGGCGGGGCGTGGTGTCCTCAATATGATCGCCCGGTGGTTCGCCCGCATGGTGGCGGAGGCGTTCAAGAGCGAGATGACTGGCGCCGAGCTGAAGGGCTACAAGCGAGGCTACGACTACGGCTATCAGGAAGGGCTCGACCGTGGCTTCGACAAGGCCGTGGTCCACCAGATCCGTGGGATCGCAGACATCGAACGCGGCGCCAGTGACAAGGTGGCCGCTCAGATCAGGGGGCAAGCGTGACCGACCTGTTCATGGGAGCCATGTACGGCCTGCTGGTCATGGCCGTGATCGTCGCGGGCTGGTGCCTGTGCTGGGCGTTCTCGGAGGTCATCCGGGAGACGTTGCGACCGGTCCGTCCGTTCTTCCAGGGCGCCCGACGGCGCCTGGTGGACGTGCTCTGGATCAGGCGGGAAGAGGGCGCGGTGTGGCCCCGAGGGTACGGGCTCGTCAGCAAATACTACACGCCAGATGGTATCGCTCGCGGTACGATCGTACCGTTTAACCTCCTGGTGGGCTGGAGCCTCTACGCCTACTGGAAGACCCGCTTCGGCTGGGCGCCGCCCCCAAGCTGGGCCGACAACCGGGCCGCCTTCCGCGCGGGCCAGGACGTGGCGTTCCAGAAGGGCTACGACGCCGGCTACGAGCTGGGGGCCAACGGTGGCTGATCCCCGCTTCGAGAACGCACCGGTCTACATCGCGGTGCTGGCTCTGATCCTGGACAAGGCGGGGATCGCGCAGGCGCAGCTCGCGGCCGAGGTCAGCATGGACCGCCACCGGCTGCAACACTACTTCGCCGGACGCCGGCGCCCAACCCTGGAGACCATGATCAAGCTGGACGCGGGACTGTTCCGCATCCTCCGCATGGAGACTCAGATCGAGAAGGTCAAGACTTCGAGGAGACGCCGTGCAGAACGTAGTAGCTAGGATCCGTGTCGGACAGCTGGTGCTCCGCGTGGTGGTCGCCAACCCGGGTCAACCCGTGCCGGTCATCCTCCGCATAGAGACCGAGGAGGAGGGTCAGGTCACGGTGATCGGGCAGATCATAGGCGACGGCACCGAAGCCCTCATGCGCTCCGGCCGGATGTTTCGGATCGTTGGCTTCATGCTCTACGGCGAGGCGTTCAAGCCCGAGGATCTACTCCCGGACGTGGACGACGCTGCCGGCGTGCTCCCCGGAACCCGGACGATCAAGGCATGAAGTGGTACTGCTACGGCTGCGGGCGGACGCAGCCCCGGGTCGAGGTCGAGTGCCGGTGCGAGTGGTGGAAGCGCATGGGTCCGTGGCTCCGTGAAATGCTGGACAAGCTGATCATGGACATCTCGCCGGAGCCGACCCCGTTCATCTCCAAGGCCCCGACCGAACGGGTTGGGGACCTCACGCGGGTCAGCCGGAAAGTGGTAGACGTGTCGCCGGCCGACGTGACCGAGGGTCCGTTCTTTGGCTGACGCGACCAAGGCTCAGAGCCGGAAGGTGTGGCGCGAGGAAGGCTACAACGTCGAGAACGCCGAGTTCTTCGTGGACATCGGCGGGGGCCGGAAGGTCAAGCGGGACCTGTTCGGCTTCGTCGACCTGGTGGCGATCCCGAAGCCCGCTGACGCGGGCGGCTCCCGGTTCGAGCTGTGGCCGGACGAGATCGAGCGGGGCCGGCTCATGGGCTGGCCGACGATCTTCATTCAGGTCACGAGCTGGGCGCACGTCCCCACCCGGGTCCGTAAGATCCTGACCGAGACGACCGGGAAGGGACAGTGGGAGACGCCCCTGCGAGCCCTGGCCGACGGCCTGCGGGCCGGTGGCGCCCTGATACTCGTGGAGGGCTGGCGGAAGCGGAAGGACGAGGTGTCCGGCCGGCTACTTTGGCAGCGGCGCCAACACTGGTTCACTGAGGAGGAGCTGAGACCATGACGTTTCGAGAGTTGTTCGAGGGGTTCCCGGAGACGGAGGTCTCGACCGTGGTCGCTGTGGTTGGGGCGGCTATCGCAGGGTACGCACTCCTCCAGATCGGGGCGCTCCTGATCTTCTGGTGGATCGACCGGAAGCACGCCAATGAGCTGTTCCGGCCACCGAAGCGGTGAAGCTCTACCCGTACCAAGAGCGTGGCGCCGACTTCCTGGCCCACACCCAGCGGGCCTACCTGGCGGACGTGCCGGGCCTGGGCAAGACCGCGCAGGCTATCCATGCGGTCATGGCTATCCAGGGCGAGACCGGCAGCTTCCTCTCGATCCTCGTCGTCTGCCCAGCCGTGGCGATTCCGGTGTGGCAGGCTGAGTGGGAGAAGTGGTGGCCCGCAGCCCGGTGCCCGAAGATCATGAGCTACGCGAAGCTGGCCCTGTGCCCCAACTGCGCCCTGGTGAAGTACGACCTGGTGATCCTCGACGAGGCCCACTACACGAAGTCCCCGAAGGCGAAGCGCACCCGAGCGGCCTTAGCGGTCGCTGCCCGGGCTGACCGGGCATGGCTTCTCTCGGGGACTCCAATGCCTAACAACCCGAGTGAGCTGTACACGATATTCAAGGCGCTCTGGCCCCTGCGGATCCCGGACGGAATCGAGACCGCGCACCAGTGGATGGACCACTTCTGCAAGTGGTATCAGGCTGACTATGGCCCCCGAGTCACGGGTGCCAAGAACACCGAAGAGCTGGTGCGGATGCTGGACGGGGGCACCCGAGAGGTGTGGAACCCGCTCATGCTCCGCCGACGGCTCAAGGACGTAGGACTCCAGCTGCCTCCGTTGAGGCTTCACGTCGTACCCCTCCCTGCCGACGCGGACTTCGCGGGGGAGCTGGAGTCCCTGATTGAAGAGGAAGGAATCGAGACCCCTACCGTGCGCCGGCTGCTAGGGACGCACAAGGCCGGACGGATCGCCAAGCTGGTGGGCGACGAGATGTTGTCCCCGATCGTGCTCATGTACCACCACAAGGACACAGGCCGCGAGCTGCGTGCCAAGCTGATCGTCCGGGGCTGGAGGTGCTACGGGTTCGACGGGTCGCACACCTCGCCCCAGCGGGCGGCCGAGGTCCGGCGCTTTCAGACGGATCCCAAGGGTCCGAAGTGCATGATCGTCCAACAGCAAGCGGGCGGCACGGCGATCACGCTGACAGCCGCCGCCGAGATCATCCTGGTGGAACCCGACTGGTCCCCCGGGGTCAACGCGCAAGCGATCAAGAGAGTTCACCGTATCGGGTCAGACCGGCCCGTCCGTGCCCGCGTCTTCTCCGTACAGGGGTCCCTCGACGAGGCGATCATGGAGACGTTGGTGAGGAAGATTGGAATGGAACAGGAGGTGTTCAGTCATGTCGTGTAGAGGAGACTTGCTCGACCTATTGGAAGCCCGTGAGCGGGTGAACCGCGACCTGAAGCGCCAGGACGAGCGGGTCCGGGTGGCCGGCGAGAACGTGGCGGATCTGGTGACGGTCCGCAACGAGCTATTCGCTACGTGGAGGCTCGTGAACAACGAGCTGGCCAACGCGGCAGCCAATGTGTGGCCCGAGGAAGGGCCGGCGGTCGAGGACGTGCCCGACATGCCCGGCCTGGTCCACCACATGGACGAGCCGGTGGAGCCGACCGACGTGGAGGCCGAGCGGGCGGACATGCGTGCCCACTACGACCCGGAAGAGGACTTGGACGAGCCCATGGAGGGCAACGAGGTCCCGGAGCCGTGGGATGGGTAAGGGCGACAACCGCCGCCCCCGAGACGAGAAGGTGAGCGACGAGGAGTACGGCGACCGGTGGGAGAAGGCGTTCGGCAAGCCTCCCGCCCCCTCGCGCGAGGCGGCCAAGGCCCCCAGGCGCGGATTCGCCCTCCTCCTGGGTGATGGGTACACCGCGATCCCCGCAGAGGAGAAGACGGATGAGTGACCATAGCAGCCTGGGGGCCTCCGGCTCCCGTAGGTGGATGCACTGCCTGGGCTCGATCAACCTGTCGGAGAAGGCGCCCCCGGACAAGGGGTCCGTCTACGCCGACGCCGGCACGGCAGCGCACGAGATCATGGAGCGGTGTCTGAAGAACGACGTGGACCCCGTCCTCTTCCTCGACACGGTGATCCAGACGGACGACATGAACACGCCCGTCACCGTGGACGAGGAGATGGTGGAGGCGGTCCAGGTGGTGCGTGACTACGTCGCCGCCGCCGTGTCCGCAGGCGTCAAGGTGCTGGGGGTCGAGGTGAAGTTCGACCTGTCCCCGCTCAACCCGCCTGGCCCCATGTACGGCCGGGCCGACATCGTTCTCCAGCACCCGGGCACGAAGCCCAAGCGGTTCCATAAGGACGGGAACCTAGTGGTGGTCATGCCGAAGCCCGGCATGCTGGAGGTGGTGGACCTGAAGTACGGGCAGGGGACGATCGTCAACGTCGTCGAGAATAGCCAGCTCATGTACTACGCGCTGGGTGCTGTCGTCGCCACGAACGAGATCCCGCTGCGACTGCGGAGCACCGTGATCCAGCCCCGAGCACCCCACCCGGACGGGATCATCCGGCACCATGAGTTCGAGTACACGGAGCTGAAGGATTTCAAGGGCCATCTGTTCGAGCGGGCCGCCCTCACGCAGGACGAGGACGCGCCCCTGACCCCGGGCGATTGGTGCAAGTTCTGCCCCGCCCTGGCCATCTGCCCCGCGCAACTGGAGGCCGCGCAAGAGGTGGCGAAGACCGAGTTCGCCATGATCGAGACTTCGTCCGACGAGCCCCAGCTCCCGGTCCCCGAAGGGCTGGAGCTGGAGGAGCTGACGAAGATCATGACGGCGGCGCCGGTGATCGACGCCTGGCTGAAGTCAGTCATGAACCACGTCCGCGAGCGGACCGAGGCCGGCGAAGAGACCGGCTTCAAGCTGGTGCCCAAGCGGGGCCGGCGGATGTGGGTGGACGCGGACGTGGCCGAACGCGCGGCTGTCAGTGCGCTGGGCGAGGACGCCTACGCACCACGGAAGCTGCGGTCGGTCACGCAGATGGAGAAGGCCCTCAAGGAGAAGGGCGGCTCGCTCCCGGAGGACCAGTGGTCCATGGTCAGCTCCGGGACCAACCTGGTGCCCGACGCCGACCCGAGGCCGGCGCTCCCGCCGTCCAAGGTGGACGCGGCCGACGACTTCCAAGTCCAGCCGGAGGCGCTAGACGCCTACCCGGTCGGTGAGGGAGTGAAGACCCACGCCGTGGAGTTCCCGGGCGTCCACGCCGAAGGTGTCCTCCTGGTGGAGGACGAGGCGTCGGCCGTGATCATCGACGCTGACCTGGCGGAGGCCGAGGCAGCTGTGCTCGCTGGACTGTCGGTCATGACGCCCGAAGAGGTCGAAGGGCTGGCCGATCAGCCGACCCACTATGCGGACTCGCAGAACTTCACCCCAGCGGAGGTAGACCAGGGCAATCATGACGCCATCGAGATCGAAGTGAACACTTGGATGGTCGAGGTCGAGGGACACGACGAGTTCTTCGTCGAGGCCAACAGCGAAGCCGAGGCCCGGAACGAGGCCCGGGTCTACCTGGGCGTGGACCGCCTCCCGAACCACTCACGGCTCACCCCGAGCTGAAGCCGAGAATCCGAGCAACCGAGAGAGGGACAATGAGCACAGCACAGACCGCGACAGAGATCATCCGCAAGCGGGTCACGAGCCCGCTGGCGAGGCTGTCCTACCCGTACCTGTTCACCCCCAAGCGGGGGAAGGACGACGACCCGGACAAGTTCTGCACCGCCCTGATCTTCGAGGCGGGCGTGGACCTGAAGCCGATCAAGCAGATCGCCATGGACGTGGCCAAGTCTCGGTGGCCCGACGCACCGAACATGATCCGCGCCGGCAAGCTGCGCTGGCCGTTCCGTGGGGACGCGGAGGACGTGGAGGAGAAGGGCTACCCGGAGGGGTCGACCTTCATGAACGTCAGCTCCGGTGACAACCAGCCTGGCGTCGTGGACGCCGCCTGCGTCAACGTCACCGATCCGAACCAGGCGTACGCTGGTCGCTACGTCTACGTCACCCTGACCGCCTACACGTACGACGTGAAGGGCAACAAGGGCGTCACGTTCGGGCTCAACAACGTCCAGCTGCTCCAGCACGGAGACCGCCTCGACGGGCGGCGTGCGGCTGCGGACGAGTTCCAGGTGGAGGAGTCGGCCATGGCTGACCTGTCCGATCTGGACGAGCAGGCCGTGGAGGCCCCCGAAGCTGGGGACACCACCGAGGCCGAGGACGCGCTGTCCGACCTGATCACTTAGGTAGGCCAGCTACGAAGTGGCGGTTGCGGTCGCTCCGCCGAGTGGCCCCTTGTACCGGCGATGCTCCGGGCCTGTGGGCAATCAAAAGCGGCCACCCCCTTTGCCTGTGAGGACTCCCATGAGTACCACCTATTCCGAGGACGAGGGCCACAACAAGCGTGGCTGGATCGAGACGTTCACCGGGAGGATGGTCACACCGATGGTCCCCGACCCGGCGACCCTTTCAATCATCGACATCGCGTACGCCCTGGCCAACAAGTGCCGCTACTCAGGCCACACGGCCATGTTCTACTCCGTAGCGGAGCACTCGGTGATCATGGCTCAGTTCGCGCTGAACCGTGGCGACCGCGAGGGCGCTCGCTGGGCTCTCCTGCATGACGCCGTCGAGGCGTACCTGCCGGACGTGCCCCGCCCGCTGAAGCCCTTCCTGATCGGCTGGGCTGCGATCGAGGAGACGATGGAGCGTGCGGTGATCGCGCACTTCGGCTTCGGTGACACGATCTTCCGCCTGACACCCGAGACCATGGCCCAGGTGAAGACCCTGGACACCCGGATCCTCCTCCGCGAGGCCGAGGTGTTGCTGCCGTCGAGAGGGCTCAACTGGAAGATCCCGGGCGACCCCCTGCCGGTCCCGATCCATGGCTGGAGCCCAGCCCAAGCGAGGGCGGCGTTCCTGTCCCTGTTCACCGAGCTGTTCCCTCACTATGAGGAGCCGATCATCGAGACCGAGTTCGACGCTCGCGTGGATCACTCCCGCGAAAATCTTTCACTAGGTGCGGGGAACACTCACTCGTGAGCCAGGACCGCGAAGACCTGTCACTAGACTTCGAGACCCGGTCGACCGTGAAGCTGCGGAAGGCCGGGCTCTACGTCTACGCCCAACACGCAAGCACGGAGATCATGTGCATGGCGTGGGCGATCGGTGGCATGATCCCGAAGCTGTGGCTGCCGGGTCAGCCGTTGCCGGAGGAGTTCGTAGACCACGTCGCAACGGGCGGTCCCTTGCGTGCATGGAACGCGGCCTTCGAGCGGCTGATCTGGTTCCACAAGCTGCCGTGGAAGGTGGCACTCATGCCGGTCCTCGACCAGTGGACGTGTACCGCTGCCGAGGCCGCCGCCATGGCCCTCCCCCGGGGGCTGGGCAAGTGCGCCGACGTGCTGGGCCTGGAGGATCAGAAGGACAAGGAAGGCCACCGGCTCATGATGAAGTACAGCCGGCCGAGGAAGGTCGACAAGGTGACGGGGGAGGTCACTTGGTGGGCCGACCCGGACGACCTGCAACGCATCTACCGCTACTGTGAGAAGGACGTGGTGGTTGAGCGGGCCGTCGCCCGCCTCGTGCTGCGGCTCCGTCCGAAGGAACGTGAGCTGTGGCTCCTCGACCAGAGGGTCAACGACCGGGGAATACTAATCGACACAGAATTAGTAGATGCCGGCCTGGCGGCCGTCGAGCGCAACACCGAGATCGCCAACGTGCGGATCGCGGAGCTGACGGCGGACGACGAGATCAGCGTTACGAAGGTGGCGGCCCTGACTGTGTGGCTGAAGGACCGGATCGATCTGGAGAACCTTCAGAAGCAGACGATCAAGGACACCCTGGCCGGCGAGCTGCCGGACGAGGTACGCGAGGTGTTGGAGCTGCGGCAGGACGCCGGGCGCACCTCACTCGCCAAGTACGCGAAGGCCGTGGAGTGCATGTGCGACGACCGACATGCACGCGGCTTGACCATGTATCATGGGGCGAGCACCGGGCGCTGGACTGGCCGGCTGCTCCAGCCCCACAACTTCCCGCGACCCGAGATCGACCCCGCCCCGTACCACGACGACTTCGTGGCCCAGGAGTGGGACATGATCGAGATGCGGGAACAGCTCATGCGGGTGGCGGTGTCGTCCCTCCGAGGCATGTTCATTCCGTCCGTTGGTTCCTTCTACTCCGCCGACTTCGCGCAGATCGAGGCCCGGGTCCTGGGCTGGCTGGCCGGCGAGCGGTACGGGGAGAAGGAATACGAGAAGATGGGCGCCGCGATCTACGGCCTCGACTGGCGGAAGATCGGCAAGGACGACCTTGCACGACAGATTGGGAAGAACGCCACGCTGGGCGCTGGCTTCGGCATGGGGCCGGACCGGTTCCAGCAACAGGTCTACGAGCAGACCGGCATACGGATCGACGACGAGCTGGCGGAACGGGCGATCAAAGTGTACCGCACCGTGAAGCCTGGTGTCGTCGACTACTGGAAGAAGATCGAGAAGGCCGCCATGAAGGCGTGCCACCGTCCGGGCGTGGTGGTGAACGAGTGCGGCGTGCGCTTCGTGATCCGGGGTCAGTTCCTGTGGTGCGTGCTTCCGAGCGGGCGCCCCCTGGCCTACGCCCTGCCCATGATCAAGGACCAGGAGACACCGTGGGGCCAGGTGAGGCCGGCGCTCACGTACAAGGGGATCGACTCCCGAGGCGGCCCCCGGGTATGGAAGAGGATCCAGACGTACGGCGGTCGCTGGACAGAGAACGTGGTCCAGGCGATTGCCCGGGACATGCTGGCCGAGGCGATGCTCCGCATCGAGGCGGCCGACTACCGCGTGGTCTTGTCGGTCCACGACGAGATCCTAGCCGAGAAGGAAGGTGGAGACCTAGAGGAATTTCTGACGCTCATGCAGGAGCGCCCAGCCTGGGCGCAGACCTGTCCCATAGAAGCTGAAGGCTGGAGGGGCGACAGATGGCACAAGTAGGAGTGGGCACCGCGCGGCGGCTCTACGACCTGGGGTACACGGACCTGGTGTCCGTGATTCCACCCGGGGCGGAGCTGACGCCCGGGAGCAACATCAAGCAGGCAAGCCTGGGCAAGGTCCCGGGTATGAATTACCTGGAGGGCTGGGCCGGCTACGGCTGGCAGACCGCTGACGGCAACAAGGTGGCCACGCGGATCGACGAGAGCGGAGCGAACATAGGGCTCCGGGCTCGCCACTTCCCGGGTCTCGACATCGACTCAGCCAGCGACGGTCTCACTGTCAACGTCCACAACATCGCCCGGGAGATCCTTGGCGAGGCGCCCATCCGGCTGTCGTCCGGCGAGCGCCGCATGTTCGTGTACCGAACCGACGCACCGTTCAAGAAGAAGGTGCTGGAGATCATGCTGCCCGACGGCAGCTCCCACGCCGTCGAGATGTTGGGCGACGGCCAGCAGTACCTGATCGTCGGCAAGCACCCGTCCGGGAGCCTGTACCGCTTCCAGAAGGGACACTCGCTCCCGAAGGACCCCGGCGACCTTCCCCTCGTCCATGAGGGCTTGGTCGACCGCTTCTTCAAGGAGCTGGCGGAGCACCTTCACAACAGGGGCGCCGTCGTGTCCATGGCTGGGAGCACCCCGGCCGGAGCTGCCGAGCCGGTGGGCGACATCTCCGCCGGCGCCAGGAACGACACCCTGGCCTCCGTCGCTGGCACCCTCCAGCGCCGGGGCCTCCCCGCGTCAGCGATCTACGCTGCCGTGTGGGAGACGAACCTCGAACGCTGCAACCCACCGCTGGAGTCAGGCGAGGTCCAGATCATAGTGGACTCCGTCACCCGCTACGAGCCGACCGAGGATCTGATCGTCGTGCCGGCGAGCGAGGACTTCGAGGTAGTCCCGGGGGTTGATGTGACCAAGGTGAAGCCCCCGGTGTTCATCCACTCGACCACTGAGGAGGTTGACGTGTGGGAAGTGCCCGACGAGGAATGGCTCCTCGAAGACATCATACCGATCGGGGGCTCGTCGCTCCTGGTGGCCAAGCCCAAGGTGGGCAAGAGCACGTTCGCCCGGGCGATGGCTGTGGCCATGGCGCGGGGCGAGCCGTTCCTCGACCGGAAGCTGGAGCCGACCAGTGTCATGTACGTCATGTTCCCGAACGAGGGAACCCGACGGGAGACGCAGGCCGAGCTACGCCGGCTGGGGGCGAAGGAAGGGCTGGGCAAACGCAACTTCCACTTCTACGATCAGATGTCCATGGAGGCGGACAAGAAGGACGTGATCGAATTCCTCTCCAAGGAAGCCGAGAGGATCCAGCCCGGGATCATCCTGATCGACACGCTCCAGGGCCTGGTGCAGTCGAAGGATCTGAACGACTACTCCAGCGTCCACGCAGCGTTCCGCCCCATCCGTGAGGTGGCCGAGCCCTACGGCGCCCACCTCTGCTACCTGCACCACGCGGGCAAGGGTGACAGGATCGATCTGATCGACCTGTCGCTGGGGTCCACCGCCCTGGCCGGCAGCGTCACCGTGGTCCTGGCCATGAAGCGGGACACGACCGAGGACACCGTGAGGCTGTTCGCAGCCCGGGGCCGAGGCGTGGAGTTCCCGCCGCACGTCATCCACATAGACCGGGAGACGCACGAGCCGTCGCTGGGCCTGGCCTACCACGAGTACAAGGCCGAGAGCCTATGCACCCGGGTCCTGGGCGCCATGGCGAACCAGAAGAAGCCGCTCATTATCGACGACGTGCGAGTGGTGACGGGGGCCAACAAGAACGACACGGCCGCCGCCGTGAAGCTGCTGGTGGAGAGTGGTGCCCTCGTCATGACGGGCGGCACCGGCCGGGGCGACCCGTGCAAGTACGCGATCCCCAGCGGAGCGGACGAGTTCGAGAAGCAGGAGCTGGAGGAATGAGCGCCGTCGAGTGGATGCCGGCGCCGGAGCCGCCGCTAAGGCCACACCCGACCGACCCGGCCCTGCTCGTGTACCCGGGCCTCCGGGCCTTGATCAGCGGGATCCTGAACGGAGAGGAGAGCGACGTGAGCGAGAGGAAGAGCACGAACCCGAAGGACATTCTGTCGTCGGGAGAAGACCGGGTGCTCCTGCACCTCATCCCCTCGCCCGCTCTGATCGAGACGGCGCGAGCTATGATGGACGGGGCCAGGAAGTACGGGCCGTACAACTGGAGGGAGGAGGGGGTCGGGGCGTGTACGTACATCTCGGCGGCCATGCGCCACCTTCGGTCGTACCTCGACGGGGAGCGGGACGCAGCGGACAGCAAGGTCCACCACCTTGGCCATGCCATGGCCTGCCTGGCGATCCTGCTGGACGCAGAAGCGGTCGGCAATCTCGTGGACGACCGACCGCTACCGGCTCCGACTGCGAGCCTCATGGATGCGCTGAAGGACTTGTCAACTGAACCGCTCGATGGGTTGACGAGTGAGAACACCCCGGACCTCATGCAGCCGGCGATGGGCGACCCCGGATTCCCTGGGCCGTATCACACCGGGGAGCACGCACCGGACAAGTACATGGCCGGGGAGTACCACTCGACGGCTCGTGGCGTCGGGCCGACCAACCAAGCCGAGGTCGACCGTGAGCCCCTAGACGAGTACGTGGGCCGCCGTGGTGCCGAGCTGGGCCTGTTCAAGCCGAAGCGGGCACAGTGGGTCCCGCCCCGGACCGAGGCGCCGACGATCGCCGCCGAGGACATTCACGTCGACGACGACGACTTCTACGGTGTGAGCGTGACCGAGGAGATCAACGCGGCGGCGGACGCAGTCAAGGACGCGATGCGCCAGGCGGAGCAGGAGCTGATCCGAGCCCGTACGGCGGAGATCATACGCGATCTGCGGTGCGTCCGACGAGGGGTTACTGACCCGGTCCCGCCGGATCGATCAAACCCCGGGGGCTGCTGCTAGGCGGCTGCTCGTCCTGCCCCTCCACCCTGTGCTCCAGCCGGGGTAGGAGGGGTGGGGGTCGCCGCTTCGGCTGTGACTCCGTGCCTCTCCCCAAGTCGTTCGCTACCTGCACCGCCCCGTTCAGCCCCCTCACCTTGGCGAACCGCGCCAGCTCCGCAGCCGTGACCATCGGAGCCTCCGACAGGAGTCCCGCGTAGGACCCCAGCTCTTCCGCACTCAGCCCGTCCACCGTCGCCTGCGACAGCCCCGCCTCGACGATCATCTCCTCTGCCAGTGCCCGAGCGTCCGCGTCGTCCACGTTGCCGAGCAGCATAGCTCCGGCTGCGCCGTACAGGAATCGCTTCGAGTCCCGGAGGTCCATCCGCTTGGCGAAGGCCAGCACGTCAGCGATGCGGGCGCTGCCCGGATCGATGCCCGCCAGCCCTGCCTCTGGCGTGGCCGCCGGCAGCTTGATCCCCAGCTCGCTGACCAGGTCGGCGTACTGCTTCTCGTGGATGAGGCTGCTGAAGCTGGGCTGCTCCTTGATCTTGGCGCGGATCTGCGGCAGGTTCACCTTCCCCTTGAACCCCTGCTCGATCCCGAACAGGCTCCCGAAGTGCTCGTCCATGACCAGCTCTTCCGCCGTCCTGGTGCGGGAGCCCTTCCGCTGTAGCTCCCGGATGGCTCTGATCGCGGACCACTGAGCTGCCTGCACGTCGCTCACGTCGACCGGCGAGCCCGTCAGCTCCTGCATCGCCCTGGCCACGTCCCGCATCGCGGGTCCCGCGCCGAGCCCTTCAGGGACGCGGACCTGATCTCGGCCGAAGCCGAACCCGGCCTTCATGTGCGTATCGACCACCAGGCGCTGCGACTCTCCCACCAGGTTCGCGTAGAAGGGGTCCACCTTCGGTCCTGACAGCATACCTCCGGCTCGAAGCATCTTCGGGTCGAGGAGCTGTTCGTTCGTCAGGCCGAGGATCTTGTGGGTGTTGTTGAACGACGTGGGCGTGATCCCCCAGGCCGCCGACGCCTCGTCCACCATCCGTGTGATGGACGCCGCATCCGTCGGACGACCGAGGGCTTGCCAGTCCCGCCAAATCTGGAGGGAGGCGCCGAGGTTGTCGGGCACAGCGATGTTCGGGCTGGTGCTGGCCAGCAACGCAGAGAAGCGGGGGGCGTCGGCACCGAACGCCTGGCGGAGGGTCCTGGCGGAGCTACGATACCAGTGGGCCATCTCGCTTCCGAGTATGGCCATCTGGACTCCCTGCTCCGTCTCCGGCATGAGGCTGAAGACACGGAGCGCGTCGTCCTGGACCTTCTGACTCCGCTTCCGTCCGGTCTTCGTAAACTCGAAGTTGCGCTGCTCCTCCGGCGTCATCAGCTCGAAGAACCTCTCCCGCCTGGCCTCCGCTCTGGCCGGGACCAGCTCGTCCAGCTCCGCCCGCAGCGAGGCGTTCGCAAACTCGTCGGCCGCCGCCACGGTCTTGAATTCAGGGTGGGCCAGGTTGAGGTAGCCCCACTGGTCGTTCTCCAACGCGAACGTCTGAGCCGCTGACTGCTGGTTCCCGGGGAAGACCTTGGTGATCGCCAGCTCGTGCTTCCCGTGGGCCTCGCTGGCCTCGTCGAACCAGGAGCCGACCATCAGACTCTCGTCGCTCTCTAGCAGCTCCTTGTGCAGCTTGATGTACTCGCGCACCTCGAACGTGGTCGGCGCCTCATCGAAGAGCTGACCGTGCGGACTGCCACCCGGCTGCTTGGTCGCCACGGCCCACACGTCCTCACCGCCGAAGTCCCGACCCGTCCGTGGATCGATGGTGCTCCCGCCGTTGGCGATGTGGGCTTCCGAGATGATCCGCGAGTTGTCCGTGAGCGTGAGGCCGGCGGGTACAGCCGACGGCGGTCGTGCCGGGGGCACGTCCTTGCCTGGTGCGAAGGGTCCAGGAAGCGGCTCCTTCACGGCCTTGGCTGCGTTCGGTCCGCCCCTGGAGCGCGACAGCTCGTCGAGTGCCAGGGCGTCCGCCTTCCGTTCGGCGTCCGTTCCGCCACGGTGCAGCTTCGTCGCCAGGCGACGGGCGGACGCCTCGTCCAGCTTGAAGTCCTCCTGGATGCGGAGGATGTCCCGCTCGAACATATCCTCCGGGTCGATCCCCGGGCGGAACGGCCTCACCTTGTCCTCACCCCGGAGCTGCCTCGCCCGGAGGTCTTCGACGGACGGCATGCGGGGGAGACCCGTCGCCTCGTCGACGAAGGGTGACAGCTCGTCCATGTTCCTGGCGAGCACGCCCACGTCGCCGGCGGCCTCCGCCGACTTCCTCGCTGCCTTGGCTGCCTTGCGAGCCCGGGCGATGGGACCGAAGAACGCAGTGGCGGCCGTCTCCGGCCCGAGGATGTCCAGCGGGTTCTCGCCGGCTACGAAGTCCAGTGTACTTTTCGCGGATCCCAGCGGGTCCGAAGCGATCTTCCGCCCGGCACCCGCTGCCAGCTGGCCCACCGCCTGGGCGCCACGCTGTCCGAGCCCGAGGAGCCCGACAGTGGCGGCCAGGGGATTCCCAGCTGCGTCCTTCAGAAACTGCCCTGCCTTCCCTGCGACACGGCCCACGGTCCTCGCACCTTCGGCCACATCAGAGAACGTGGTGAACGGTGACTCCAGCTCTTCGCCGGAGCTTACTGCCCGCTGAAGGGCCTCCACGTCCGCTGTACGCCCTTCGGTGGCCTCGAACACAAACCTGGACACCTCACGGCCGCTCGCGCCGTCAGCGATCATCTGGCGGGCTTCTCGAAGAATCTCCTGCTGGTTCACTATCGCCTACCCCCCGGTGCCACGTCGAGGCGGATCACTCCAACCCTCCACGCCTTGTTCCTGGCCTGCGTCACCTTCATGCGAACGGTCCGCCCGGTCTTCCGCACATCGGTCTGCGCGGACAGCGGGCTGACCACCAGCTCGTCCCCGTTGTCGTCGGGGTAGTTCTTGAACGTCAGGGTGCCAGTCACGTCCCCGAGGGTCTTGTCGTCGGGGATGATGTGGAGCACGGTCATGATCTGATCGCCGTTCCCGATCTCGATGGGACCGGTCTCAGCGAAGGGGACCTGGTTGTCCATGCCCAGGCCCTTCTCGTGCTCCATGGGCTTCGACGCGCTGGACACCGGCTTGGTCCAGATCGGGTGCTGGGTCGCGCCCCGGTCCACGCCGTCCGTCCTGGGCAGCACCCCGAAGTACCATATCTTCTGATTCACGTTGTAGACGACGTACCGGTTGTTCTCGATCGAGTTGGCCGAGGGGTAGAACCACCACACCTCACCAAACTCAGCCATGGGCACGGCCGCCACCTTCGACCGCTGGATGAAGTTGAAGTCGGAGAACACGTAGTCCCCCACCTCCGACGGCAGCTCCCGCGTGAACCCGTCGTACACGAAGAAGCCCTTCCGGCCCATCCAATAGTGACGGCTCTGCATGGCCGCCATAGTCCGCCGGCTCATCGCTCCGCAGTTGGCCCCTACCTGCACGAACTGGTACACGTCCTCCCCGCCGATGTACCTCATGGCCCAAATGTCCGTCTCGGTCCAGATCAGCGTCTCGTTCCGGCCACGTCTCCCTGCCAGGATGTCGCCGGAGCCAGGCATGGGGAAGTCCCCCGCCTGGTTGGTCGCCAGAGGCGCCCAGGTGGTGCGGTCGTTCTGGTCGCTCCACGCGACGAGCCGCCTGTCACCGTCCGCCCCGAGGGCGACGAGGAACCTCTCGGGTGTCACCACGATCGCGTTCGCGGTCGGGGCGTTCGCCACCGCCACGAAGTCGTTGGCGATGTTCAGGTCCCAATCGTAGATCCCGTTGTCGGGCCACGGGCAGCCAACGAGCACCTGACCGAAATTATCGAACGACCACGACCCTGCTTCCAGGATCTGGTTGTTCACGTCCGACACCACACCACCGTAGGGACCGGCGCCGTAGATACCCTCGCCGTACGCTCCACCGTCCACGACGGTCGCGTGCTCCGTGCCGCAGCTGATGCCGGCCGGAGTGATCTCGGTGAGGACGCCGAGTGAGAACGCCCACGCTTTGCAGTAGGACCCGAACGCAACTTCAGCCACCCCGTTGTCCCTCTTCCATGAGAGGATACCCCGGGTCGGCTGATCCATGGAAACGAGTGCGTCCGTGATGTCGGTCAGCTGCTGCCAGCCACCTAGCGGCTGGAGCGCCCCCTCGAACCAACGGACCAGGGTGCCGTCGAACCAGCGCCCCTTGGTCTCGTACTCTGTGCCGTTACGGAAGAACCCAGGCGGGAACTTCAGCGGAAAAAGCTGCTTGGCCACAGGCCCTCCTACAGGCGGTTGGAGTCAGGATTGATCAGGCCGCCGGGCTGGGCCAGGACTGCTCCCCTGGTCACGCCACGGATGGTCTCGATCCCACCGAAGAGCTGGGCGAGTTTGCCCTGCTTCAGGAGGTTGGTCAGCTGCTCGATCCCCGCCTCACCATCTGTGAGAAGAGCCTCGCCCACCATCTCCATGATGATCTTGCGCCGGCGTGCCGGCCGCGAGACCGCCTTGTAGACGGACGAGAACAGTCCACCGACCTGGGGCACGTCCGGCGTGATCTGCGGCAGCGCCTTGTCGATCGCGCGGATCAGCTCCTCCGCTCCTTCCTGTCTCGACAGCAGCTCGATGAAGTTCTCGTTCGCCCGGGCGAAGCCAGGGAAGACTCGCTCCATCTGCGTGTCGAGGTGGATCCGCGTCTGCGAGATCCGGTTCATCGAGGTCACGTTGCCGGTGGCCTTGGCCGACCGGAACTGGTTCCGCAGTCCGTTCCGCACGCTCTGAAGCTGCTCGAACGTGACCGTCTTCAGGTTCCCCACGTCACCCTTGATCACGGACCGAGTCGCGTCCGAGATTTCACTGTTCGAGGTCAGGGCCTTGATCAGGGGCTTGTTGTTCGTGACCCTGTCGTCGAACGCCCTGAAGACCTGGGCCGTTGCCTTCCGAACTTCCTCCGGCATGACACGGGCTCGCAGGACTTCCAGTGGTCCGCCTGCCCGTCCGATGGCTCGCGTTCCGCCAGTGGCGAACCGCTGGGCCTGGACCCCTAGCTCCGGGGCCACGTCAGCGAGCACGGACACCTCACCACCGATCTGCGTCGACCGCTGGCGCACGAGATCGAACAGCTCGTCCGCAGTCTTGCCCGTCTGCTCGACCGCTTCCTTGGACGCGATCCTAGCCAGGGACGCATCGCTGCGGAGCATCCGCCCCACACCGGAGAGGATCGGACCCGCGAGCCCGATCGCCACACCGAACGGAGCGCCGAGAGCGAAGCCCCCTGCTCCCGCCTTGAGCCGTTCCGCAGCACCGACGGTGCCGGGCTCCTGCCCAGCCTCCGCCTCGCCGGCAGCGAGTGCCGCCGACTCAGCTCCACCCACGCCGCCAAGGGCGAGGGCCTTGCGGAAGATCCCGCCTGACGCCTTGGCCGCGATCTTGCCGGCGCCCATACCTGGCACAAGCAGCCCGGCCGACTCGGCCAGGAGGCTCGCGCCTGGGTTCACCTCGCGGCGATTCTCCAGCCGCTCCGCGAAGCCCTCTCCGAGAACGTCGTCCGCTGCACCGAAGGAGATCCCCTGGATGAAGGACTCCGCGAAGTCGCGGGTCGGGGAAACGGTGCTGGCCTGCTGGAGCGCACTCTCGGGGTCAGCGTCCGCCTCGTCCCTGCCCATCTCGACGATCTGCTGGCTCGAAGAGTTCTTCAGTGCGTCCGGCCCGAGGGCCAGGCCGAGAGACATCATCCCGGGGAACTGCCCCCCGGTCTTCTCGCGGACCACGGCGTTCACGTCCATCATGGAGGCGCCGTCGTCGAGCGCGGCCTGGGCCTGTTCAAGCAGGATCAGGAGTGCTTGCTCGTTCATCTATACCCCTTACTTGTTTCGCGGAAGTTCCGCGAACGGATCGTCGGCTGGAGTCAGGGTGTTGCCCCCAGCTCCTGGCAGCATCCGGCCCTCCGCGTCGAACGGGAGGGACCGCAGGCCGTCGGCGGAGCGGGGATCCCGGACCCTGTCGAACGGATCCGCCCCTGCCTCGATGTCGTTTGCGATGTCGCGCATCAGCTGTAGCTTGAACCGGACGGTCTCCGGCTTGTCCCGGGGAAGCGGGATGGCGAACTGCCGAAGCCGCTCCACTTCTTGGTTCGACGCCTGGGCGCCCGACCGAGACTTGATCACCAGCGACAGGATGTCCTGCGCTGCCGCGTTGAAGATTTGCACGTCGGCCTTCGTGAAGGACTTGAACACGGCGAGCAGACCCGTCTGCTGCGCGGCCCACGTCTCCAGGATGCCGTAGGGCTCGTACCCCTCCGGCGACAGCTGGCGGGTGATCGTGTCGAGGTGGCGGTGGATCGCCCTAGCGAACCGGCCGTCCTCTTCGTTCCCGCCTGCACCGTCTTCCGCGAGCCGGCCCACGACGCGCTCCGTCCCATCAATGGCCTCACCCGTGATCGGGTTCATGAGGAATTCGTACTTGATCCCCGTGGCCAGGTCCGCCCGCTTCCCGACGATCAGTCTGTGCTCCGTCGGGACCGGCAAGGCGCCGGCAAGGATCTCCCCGGTCGCAGCTGAGATGAGGGTCCCGTTCGACAGGTCCGGGAACGCCAGGACGATGTCGCCACTTGGCGTCCGCACCTTGATCGGGGTCCGTAGGTCGCGGGGGTCCTTCGGCACTTCGGAGCGGCCCAGGTCAGCGATCTCCCGGCCGGTCCGCTTGTCGATCAGGACCCGGTGCATCTCCCCGTCCTTCATGACTTCGGTGATCTGCGACATGAGGTCGAGCGCCGGCGACAGCTCCAGGTTCGCGTCACCGATCTGCTCGTTGTGCTTCTCGCGGAACGCCCCTGCCGCCGTCCCGATCGCACCTACCGTGGAGAAGAGGTTCTGTCCCTGGCCAGCCGCCATGAGTCCGGCGAAGCCGCCCTGCAACACAGCCTGCCGGCGGGCCTCTGCGTTCTGGTCCCCGGACAGACGGGGGTCATCGGCGCCCCCGAACAGCTTCCCGACGAACCCGGGCTGCGACCGCTTCAGAAATTCCTCCCGTGCCTTTGCTCGCTGTAGCGCCTCGTTCCGAGGGGCCAGCTCTGCCAGTGGTCCTAGCGGCATTAGAAGCCTCCGAAGGTGGGCGACAGATCAGTGCCCGGCACCCTGCCAGGCGGAGGCGGCTGCACGTTGATCGGCCCCGGCCGGAGCGGATCACCCACGCCGAACGGAACCTCGTTCCCGCCACCGAAGAACTGAGACGCGATGGTGCCGGCCGCGATGCCCGTCCCGAGCGGATCGGGTCCCGGACCCTCCGCTACCTGGCCGGCAGCGAGAGGACCAGCGGTCTGCCCGAGCAGTCCGGCGCCCGCTTCCAGGCGACGGATGAGCTGGTTCGCGTCAAGGGCCTCGTTACGGAACGGCTGCGCCCCGAGGGCGAGCTGCCCCGCCTGGCCGAAGCCTTGAAGCCGGAGCTGGACCAGCTGCTCGTTCGTCAGCCTGGCCTCACGCTCGCCGGCAAGCGACTCCCCGATGGCGGCCCGCGAGCCCCGCTCCGAACCGGAGAGGGTGCTGCGCTGCCGGGCATCCCGGATAGCTCTCGCCTCGCGGAAGTCGCCCCGCTCCTGGATCCGCCCTTCCTCCTGTTCGAGGAACGGGTTCAGGAAGCGGTTGATCGACTCCATGTCGAAGTTCTCGGCGGTCGGGCCGGCGCCTTGGATCTGCTCCGCGCCCTCCATGCCGAACTGCCGCATGAAGTCGATGAATTCCTGTGACTGCTGATCCGGTCCCTGACTGGACTTCGGTCCGCCGATGAACTTCGAGACCAGACTCGACCCGGCGCCAATGGCCAGGGGAAGTAGTGGTGCCATGAGTGTCCCTCCCTAGAGACTACGTTCGTACAGTTTGAGGTCGTTCACTACGCGCCAGCCTTCGCCCTTCAGCACCTTGGCCCACCCTGTCCGTCCGATGAAGACTGCACGGTTGGCGCCCTGCGAGCGCCCCCACTCGTATGCTCGGTCCGCCGCGATGAACACGTCGGGAAGATCACCTACCACGATGTGGAAGATCATCTGCTGCTTCGACCCCATGGAGACCAGGAGGAAGCTGTCGTTCTCGAAGAACGCGCGGACCCGGCCGCTCCTGGCGGCGTCCACGAGATCCTTCTGAGACATGATGTGGCCGCCCTCGCGGAGCGCCCGCTCGAACTTCTGCTGGTCTATCACTGGTAGACCTTTCTCAGGTACTCCTCGACCAGGACAACGTCCGCGTCTGACAGCTTGGTGCTGTAGAGGATCACCTCACCAAAGTAGGCGCCCACGGGTTCGGTCTCCGCGAACGACGACCCGAGGTTGAACACCTCCATCAGCTGGAGGGTCGGGTTCCCCAGGTCTTCCACCGTGCCCCCGTTCACCTTGAACAGCATGTCCGAGTTATCGGAGGCGGCCGAGAGGATGTAGCTGGTGTCCGTGGCCAGCGTCGTGGCGGACTCTTTCCATCCACCGGTGGTGTCCCACCAGGCCAGGCGGAAGGAGCCGGCGTTGCGTCGGGCCACCACGCTCTGGCGGTTGGCGCCGGCCGCGTCCGACAGCTGGAGCAGCGTGTTGTTGTTCGCCGGCCACGCCGACGGGGTCTTGAACGCGAAGAAGAACGTGAACGCGCCCGGGGTCGCCTGCGCTCCCCGGTCCACGAACAGCCTGTCGGTCGCGCCGTCGAACTGGACGCCCGGCAGCTCACCGAAGATGTTCAGGTTGTACTGCGGGTTCGTCGTGCCGCCGGCGAAGTCGTACCCGCTCCACTTGTCGATCCACGAGGCCACGTCTATGCCCTCTGCGACGAGGGCCAAGTCCTTCGAGACGAGCCGAAACTCCCGCGTCCCCGTGACTGTGGGGAAGATCGGGCCGGTCAGCTCGTCCTCGATCTCCTGCTTCAGCGATGCGAAGGTGCCCGACAGCGTGTCGAGTATGCGCTCCAGGTCATTCCTGAATACAGCCTCGCCCAGCTGGTCGTACTGGTCCGGGGCCGAAGGGAATCGGACCTTCAGGCGCTCAGTCTTTACCCCCATCTATCTGACACCTTGTTGACTGCGTACGCTCCCACCCCGCCGAAGACGACGGACAGGAGCCCAATCCCGCCGGCCACGACCGCGCCCTCGAAGCGGGTCCATGGCCACAGGTCGAGGAACAGGCCGAGCATGATCACCACCCACAGCGAGAACACGACGAAGAACGCCGACAGGCTGGCCGCGAGCTGCACCCGGGCCATGGATACCTTCCCGCCCTCCTCCTTGAGGAAGGACCACCTATCGTTGCTCAAGGATCCTCGCCCGGTGGATGACTTCGTCGACGTAGGGCTGCCTGCGGAGTTTCCCGGTGATTCTGTTTCCACCGAGCCCTCCGTTGTAGGCGGCCAGGGCCTGTGACCAGCTACCGTCCCCCCTCTCCTGTGACCAGATCAGATGTTTGCAGCCGTAGTAGAGCCCGAGCGACGGGTCCAGCAGCTGCGGAATGTACTTGCCCGTGAAGCCGCGTTCTCTGGCGACTTGCCCCATCACTTGCAGCAGTCCCCAGCTGGTGGCCAGCTGCCACTGCTCTCGCTTCTGGCGCCGAGTCGTCAGGTTAGGGACGACGTAGCGACGGTAGAAGCCGGGCTCTTCACGGACTGCGTCGGGGTCCCAGCGGGACTCCTGTGCCACCCAGCTGTTCATGACGGAACTTGGAGCGAGGCCCCACTCGTTCCCCTCGAACAGTTGAGAATCCGAACGGAAATGCTCTGCTAGATCGCGTAAACCCTGCATCCTGTACCTCCCGCTCGTCGAGCATGAGAGCCGGTAGACAGTGCCCAACCTCGTCGGGCATCATCGGGTGCTGCGTTGGCCCGACCATGAGGTGGATCAGCTCGTGCCGGATAGTCTGCTCCAGATCCTGCCCCGCCAGGTCGTCCTTCAGGACGATGCTATCGATGAACCAGGCGCCCTTGAATTCACTCGCGCGGCTCCCCACGAAGCTCCACCCTTCCGCGAACAGATGCCACTGGATCTGGTGGTACGGAGCGTAGTCGCGCGTCTCGATCCCCTCGTGCTTCAGGCACTCCTCCGCCTCGCGGTAGAACCGTAGACCCTCTGGCCCCATCTGCGCTTTGCGGAGGTCCCGGAAGAAGTACCGCTTCAGAAGCAGCTCGCCTCGCGGACTCCGGCCGAACCGGTTCTCCGGGTACTCGCTGAAGTAGGCTTCCTCGAAGTGCTTCGCTCGTATCAGAAACTCGGGGGCTTCCTGCGCTGGCAGGAGCATGAACGTCCCGAACGCCCCGATCACGACCATGGAGACCATCAGAGCTTTCGCAAGGCTCTGTACCACCCGGCCGAGCACTATTCGATCATCCAGTTGAGGGCGAACGTCAGCATGGCACCAACGATTCCTGCCAGAGCTGCGAGCGCCGCCCATCCCCCCTTGATCCGGTCGTACTTGGATTCGAGCATGTCGACCCTACTTGCGACTGCGAGACTCGCCGCTCCCTGTCGGTGAACCTCTTCGTGAACGGCTTCGAGTTTCCCCTCGACTCGGCCTAGCGATCTCTGGATCTCCCGGAACGCTTGTCCGTTATCCATATCACGCCAGCTCCTTCGTGATCCGCATGGCTTCGAGGTAGGATCCGTTGCCGGCCTCGACTACCAGGGCCGACGTGCCCCCACCACTGGAGAAGCCCTGCGTGAGCCACGCCTCGTAGTAGTCGCCGTCGGCGGTGGCCACGTCGAGCACGGCCACGTCTACCGAAACGTCGCCCGAGTTGGTCTGATCGATCCCGTCATTGAAGTACGGGATCCGGGCCTCACCGATGATCTCAGAGCCGTTCTTCTTGATCTGGATGAGCATGAACCGGCCGTCGTCCCCACCGCCCGCCGAGCCGGCGGTCTTCGGCCCCTTGATCGAGGCGCGGATCTGCCACAGCCCGGTGCCGTCCGCTGGGACGGTCATGCGGGTGATGTCGGGAGTGGAGAGGCTGCCCTCGTCGAAGACGTTCGTGCCCCAGCCCATCTTGGTGGCGGAGTTCTTGGGCACGGACTGACTCGAAGACAGCTCCGAGCGGGCGCCGAGCGCCGTCGGGGGATTGTCCTCCAGCGTAGTCACGCGCGTCTCGATCGCGTCGATCTCCCCCTCCAGGGTCGTGAGCTGGGCCTGCAACAGGCCGATGACCCCGTCTATGCCGAGCAGGATGTCGGCGTCATCTTCCCCGAAGACGGCGTTGAGGAGGCCGCCCCACGAGCCGATGTCACCACCCACGTCGGGCAGGAGCCAACCGTAATTTGCAGTGGGATCTTGTACAGCCATGATCTCTCCCTAAGTGAGTTCGGCGCCTGGGACAGCAATCGTCCAGACGAGTCCGCTCGCGTTCGTAGTGTGCTCGAATCCGTCCGGGTCCTCAGACGTGACGTTCGCCGCCCTGGAGGCTGCACGGATCGACTGTACATTCGAGGCGCCCTCGAACCCGCCATCGCCCGAGTAGGCGTTGGGGGTGACGGGGTAGGCCACGAACACGTAGTCGGAACCCGGTGCCCCGACAGCGAGGAACAGCGTATCCTTCGGCCCCCACGAGGGGGTAATTACCAGCGGGTTGATCTGGAACCCGAACGGCGCACCACCGTCCTGGTCCTGCACCACCGCTTCGACCGCCTCGCCGGGCACGTTGTGCGATGCCTTCGGAATCACGTAGGCCACGGACGCACTGGTCCTACCGAGACTCGTAATGAAGCTGGCCGTCTCGGCGGAGCCGGTAGCGACCTTCGTCACCACCACTCCGTCCGTCACCGTACTGGTCGCGCCGGCGTCGAGAATCACACTCCAACCACCGGGGGGCGTGATAGTCACGTTCGCCCGGGAGTTGAAGCAGATGACGATGAGGTCGCCCGTGACGTGCGCCCCGATTGCCACGCTGTGCGTGGTCCGCGAGGTCAGGTTCGTGATCGTGGCGTTGCCCACCGTCGGCGGGATAGTCACGATCGGAGACCAGTGCCGGTACATCTCGAAGAACGACCGCATGACGCCCTGGCTGATCTGCTTAGTGGCAACCCCGGTGTCGTTGTAGTCGTACGTGATCTCCAGCTCGTAGTAGTCCGTCTCGACGGCGTCGTCCAACGCCTCGATCGAGATGGTGATGTCCCCGCTCCGGTCCTCATGAACGTCGTCGTTCATGTAGTGCTTGCGGGCGACCGCGATCTCTGTGCTGCCGTTCTTCACGATCCGCAGGAGGAGGCTAACACCGTCGTCCCCGCTGGCGGTCGTGTACGGCAGCGTGACCTGGCCCCGGATGGTGAAGAGGCCGTCCAGGTCCGACGGAACCGTGAGCCGCGTCGGCTGAGTCGACAGGTCCACCACGCCGCCCAGGTCGAAGTCCTCCGTGTCCCACACGATGTCTTCAGCGGACGCCTTGGCCAGCTGCACCGTGGAGACGAGATGGACGCGCCCGTACGCCGGGCGTGGTGACACCGATTCTAGCTGCTCGACCCGCTGCTCCAGCTCTTCCTTGTTCGTGATCGCCAACGCGATGGCGTAGGCCAGCTGGCTGATCACGGTGTCGACGGACTCGATGGCTGCGCCAAGGGCCTCACCGATCGCCTCGTTCAGCTCAGTGCCCCAGGTGTCGTCAGAGCCGCCGTCCGTGGGAAGGTCCCAGCCGTAGTTGGTGGTCGGATCCTGTACGGTCATTAGAACACCAACCGGGGCTCGTCGACCATCTCGCCGCCGAAGATGAGCCGCTGTGTGGCCAGGCCCATCTTCTCAAGGCGCTCTTCCAGCTCACCCTTCCACACGGGGATCCGGTTGTCGTCCTTCAGGTATGGAGCACTCTCCAGGAGCGCCGCGTACAGGTAGATGTCGGGATTCTCCGTGAGGAACCGACTGGTGGGAACGGTCGAGGAGACCGGAGTCAGCTTCGCCCAATACTGCGCCTGGAGCGCGAACGTGGCGTTCGGCTCCGGGGCGACGATCAGCGTGGTGTTGCCGGCTCCGTCCTGGCGGATGGCGCAAGCTGCGGGCACACCGGTAGCGTCCCCGGACAGCAGGGCCTTGTACTTGGTGAGCCCGCCGAGGTCGGTGAGCACGAGGGGGCCGAAGACGTTCGGGCCATCGTGCGCCACCGAGTACAGCGAGTCGATGTCGGACGGAAGGTCAGTCGCTTCCGCTGAGACCGATAGCGGGGTCAGGTCCACCAGCTGCTTCGCCCGGTCGTCCCTCTTGATCCTCGCTTCGCCCCTCTGGATGAACCCCGGAATCGTCGCCGTCAGGTCCGTCCTGTTCAGAACGTCCGCGATCTCCGCTACCAGCGTCGAGTAGTTCGTGATCACTGCCATCGTCTAACTCTGCCTTTGCCTTTGCTTCAGCCCGCATCGCGTCGGCCGCCCAAACGTGGTCCGGCCCGAATACCTCAGTGCCGATGTGCTGGATCCTCTTCGAGAGGTCGTGGTCGATGAACAGCGTGACTCCGTGCTCCGCCACTAGCCGGCAGAAGTACACGTCCTCACCGATCTGCGCCTTGCGCTTCGGCATCCACTCGTACCACCACCAGGGACCGTTCTCCCGGGGATCCGGTAGCGCCTCGAACACGTCCCGGCGGATGAGCACGAAGCCGAACCCCATGGCATCCACCTCTTCCAGGCCGGTCGACTCGGGCTGCGTCTCTAGGAGCACGCCCTTGCCGCCCACTTCCGCTTCCTTGTCGGCTACGGTCTTGACACCGAGCCACCGGATCGGAGGCGCCCGTGAAGGATAGTTCACGCCCACCATCGCCTCCTGGTGAGTCAGCAACTTCACCAGGGCGTCGGGCGGAAACCTCATGTCCGAGTCGATGAACAGGAAGTAGTCGGTCGGCTTCTGCATCGCGCCCATGACCAGCGCCTGCCGAGCCGTGTGGACGTACGTCCCGATCTGGAACCCTACGCCGAGGGTGTCGATGATGCCGGGCTTCACGAAGTGGCTCGCCGTGAAGGACATCATCTGCGCCAGGTCGTACGCGAAGGCGGCCTTCACCTCCGACTGACACGGCACGAGGACCATGACGTTGACGCCGGGCCGGGTCTCCAGCTCGCCGTCGACTTGCTTCTCCATCTTCTTCAGCTCGCGCTCTTGGCGCCTACGCTGCTGTCGGTTCACAGGACTCTCCACAGGCTAAATTCTGCCGGGCCTCGTTCGCCAGGCGCTGTTGTCCGGGTCGTTGAGCCACGCCGTAAACGCGACCCCGTCCGGGTCTTTCCGCTCGTTGATGATCCCCCGCTTGACCAGGCTGTAGTAGATCGCCGTGGGGACCCGCGCGACGTGGTTCTGGAACTGGTCCCAGCGCCCGCCCCGCTCGTTGAAGTTCATCTTGTTGTTGCGGATGATGTCGGTCACGTCCTGCTTGGTGTGGATAGTCACATCCCCATCACCGTGCTGGAGGTGAATCCGCTTGATCGCCTGTTCAGGCGTCTCGTTCAGCTTCCTCGCTCTGCTCACAGGCTTATCTTCCAAGAGAGGTTGATGGCGACGGGTCCGACACAGGGGTTGCCCCCGGAGCAGACGCCGGCGAACGGGCCAATACCCAGCTGTGGGATGTACCACGGCTTCTTGGTCGGCCGTACCACCAACAGGCTATAGAGGCTGTCGCCCCTCGTTAGGGCGATCTTCAGTGCTTCACGGGTTAGGTCGTGGGCGGCGCTTTCCGTCTGGTACGATATTTTCCAGCGGTTACTCTGCTCCACGACTTCCACTATCACCTCGTCCCGCTGCTCCTCGCCTGGCGTGACCGCCGGGGGCAAGTTGCGGATGCGTTCGACGATGACAGGTTCCCGAGCAGCGGCTTCCTCCGCGCTGGCTACGGCCTGTGAGCGCAGCTCTTCCGCTTCGGCCTGCAAGTCCACTACCCGGGACCGTAGTTGTCGGCTCTCGGCCATCGCCACCTTGACGCGGGCCTCCCAGGCGTCTGCACGTCCGCCGTAACAGCGGTCCACCCCCATAACGAGGGCGACCACTGCTCCGACGATCAGCAGACCCTTCCAGATCGGCTTCACTACGCCGCCGCGACGGTGCCGGTCAGGATGCCGGCCGCGATCAGATCCTTGATCACGGTGCCGAGCAAGTCCGACAGCTCGTCATTCGACGCCGAGTTGCAGTCGATGTCGAGGTCTGCGGTCCAGTTGGTGAGTGCGTACACCCGCGATCCCGAAACCGGGTGGTTCGGAACATCGGTACGGATCCTCTGTGGGACTGCCATCTTAACCTCCGTGCGAGTACGAGTAGCCGTACCGCTTGATTTCGTTTTTCCAGCGGGCGGCCACGTAGTCCCGGGTCGCCTCGTCGTAGTGGCTTGAGTAGTGCTGCTTCTTGGTGGCCGTCCGGGCCGCCCCGAGGTTCACTTTGGGGAGCACGACCGGCTGCCGAAGCACCGACCCCAAGTCGTTTTCTATGGTCTCGAACCGCATGATCCGGTCCGCGATCTGCGTGTGAAGGCCCCACAT